GACCAGTCAGCAGCAATAGGATCGTAGAGACGATCATCGATACCAAAGAACTCCATGTATTTATGCCTAACCCTGACACTTCATCTGACATAGAAAAAAATGACCTGACATCTCACATGACGAGATCACGAGCTTGGTTCGGCACTGTATGGGACAAAGAAGAACTTGAAGACATCAAAGCTGAACAAACAACCTACTGCTGTATATCAGCAGACGACCACACCGAAGACGGGCAAATACACTGGCACGTATACATGCGATACAAGAACCAAGTAGTAGGTCCAAGAAAAGGAGACCAGAGAAGCCACTGGGAGCCTGTTAAAAGCGTCGGCAAAGCCATGAAATACATCCTGGACAAAGGGATACCACAATACGAGAAAGGCAACAGGCCCATAAACCCAGCTGAAAGAGAAGATTGGAAAGACTTCGTTGAAGCCTGCAAACAAATGCGACCAGCTGAACTAGCAGACAGTGTCTACAGCCACTTATACGCCCGCTACAGGTCCTTTGCAGGAGAAGTCAATCGACTATTCCACTCTATAGATATAATCCAAGGGGACCTTGAACATGAATGGTGGTGGGGATTACCTGGAGTTGGAAAGACCAGGAAAGCCTGGGAAGAATATCCAGATCTCTACGTCAAGTCCCACAACAAGTGGTGGGATGGATACACCGGCCAGGAAGTGGTGCTTATAGATGACTGGGGCCCTCAGATGGAATGCCTATCAGACCACTTAAAACAGTGGGCCGACAGGTACCCATTCCCAGCAGAGGTCAAGGGGTCATCTTTCGTCGCTAGACCAAGGAAGATAATCATCACTTCCAACTACACAATAGAGGACTGCTTCCAAAGAGATGAAGACAGGGCGGCACTCAGGAGGCGATTCAAAGTAACGCACTTTGATCCTTTGGGGCCTAAGTAAAAACCGTTCGTAAACTTACCTAGCGAACGTTAACTCACTTGACTCAGCCACTAGGGTAACACTAGGGCCCTAGTGGCTGAGTTAACGGTCGCCCCGCATCCATCGTATCGCTATCTCCTCTACATAAGACGTTAAAGCTAAAGTCTTTGATGTACCTTTAATCTTTCGAAGGGGCTCTTGGGCCCATTTGAGTTGTCATATGACTCACCTTCATGTCATTCAGGCCCTCCTTACCAAGGTCTCTTTCCGTCTCGTTGCCCCCAATGATCGCTATACGCTCGGGGCATAATAGGGGGGCGAAGCGCGACTGGAGACCTCAGTAATGCGGAGGGGATAAAAAACTTTTTTTCACATGCGTTGATCTTTACTCACTCATTGTAAGGTAACCGCATAACTAACCAAAGCAGCAACCGATAACTCTTCAGTCACTGTAAGATATGGGGCTCCTACGATCAAAACAACAGAATCACCTGAGTTCAGGTTCCTCGCTAGCCTTGAAAACTGCCTTGCCGTCTTTGCCAATAAAGAAAAGACCAAGTTCTGATTGCTCGACTTGTTGCAAGTAGGACAAAACATTCTGCCCATCTTCCACGACATTTGCGCCGAGGGTTGTTGTGCCTGTATCTATGCTTCTTTCTCCTGCTGGCCATTGAACTAATGGATCATCAAGAATTGCATTTATGCGAGCGCCAGCAAGTTGCGCTGTTGCCGTTCCTGCGCCTAGTGTTTGGTTGTTTAGATAAACGAAACCATCCGAAGCATCAAAGGAAGCAACTGCATCGCCATCGGGGGTATAAGTCAAGTTCCAGTCATCAAGACCTCCCTGATACTGTCTTATGCCATTTACCGAATAACGAACCAAGCGCTTAGGCAAGATGTTGCCAGCGAAAGGGCTGGCTGCATACTCTGGGTCAAAGGCTCTAGTGCGGTTGTTTAGTTCAACAACTAGCTCTCCAGATGAAATGGTGTCAATTTCGTCAGACTTACCACGAGTCACTTCAATGCTGGTCACATAGTTTGTGATGTCGTAATACTGAAAACCAGCAAGTGTATAGGTTGTGTTATCTAACTGGCCTTTTACTGGGTCATCAAGCGTAAAGTATGGCCCTGTTGGAAGAACAAGCTCAAAACCGATTTCAACTGACTGATCAAGCGTGGACATAGTAGTTCGGGTTGTAAGAAGGGACAGGGTTTGAGCCGTAGAACTTGTTTAGTGTGCTTACAAGTTTTTGAGCATCTGACTTAGTTGCTGGAGTTGCTTTGATAGTTACCTTTGGTGAAACAACCTTTGTAGTTGAGGTGGTCTTTGGTGCAACGGTTGGCGCATTAGGAACTTCTAGTGCCTTGATGTTTTCTTGGTAAGCAGTATTGAAAGCATCTGCCAAAGTCTTAGCGGCAGCGATTAGCGAGGCTTCCTGAGCCAAAAGACCATTTACAAGCCCACCAGCAACCTCAACACCAGCGTTATACATAACCACAGCGGTTTGCTCGGCAACCCCAGCAGTCACATCCTGAAGCTCTTTGAAAGTAGTGTTTAGAGCCTTTACAGAGTCCGAGCCACCATCAAGGATTTCCTTAGCAAGTTCGCCACCCACATCAGGGCCAGCCTGGACAATTTGTGTAAATAGGTCTTTATCTAGACCTAGAGCCTTGAGGCTTGTTAGTTGCTGTGCAAAGGCTTTGGTCTTAGCTACAACAGCCTGAAGTTTGCCAACAACACCCTTAGAACCAATAACCTCATCAACAGTTCGCTTAGTTGTGACTGAGAAGCCATCAACAATCTTTGTGACAGAGGTTGTGACTGAACGAGTTTGAGTTTCTAGCAAACTTGCAAGATTGCCTGATCCCATAAGAGTTGATTTGACATCATCTATTAGGGATTGAGCAAGTCCACGCTTCTTTAGGATTGCATCACGCTGGCGAGCGTTCTCAAGTAGCAATACATTGTAAGAAGCAAGAGTTTTCTTTAGGTCACCCAAGTTTTTAGTCTTGGCTGGCATTTCAGCAATCTTTTTATAGATTTCGCTGAAAGTGTCACTTACTGACTGTTCAAACTGACCCAAGTTTTCACTAGCAGATGTAAGAGATGAGAAATTACCCATCATCTTTAGTGATTCTTTGAAGGTCTTTAGGGCAGCAGTAGCCTTTTCTAATGCTTTGTCAGCAGCAGACTGCTTTTTTGAACTGGAAGAAGTAGAAGGAACAAGTGGGCTGAAAATGTCTGTTGATTTTTTAGCAGCATCAGCGGCTTCTTTAGCCTTGTAGAAGGCATCCATAGCACCGAAACGAGCTGCTTCACCCTTAGCCTGGTTGGCAGCAGTTTTAGCCAGACCAGCAGTTGCTTGCTTTTTGATAATGCCATCAAGGGCAATACCATAGCCAAGTGCTGACTTAGTGACTGAAATAAATGGGTCTTTTGAGTTCTTGATCTCATTGAAACTGCCAGAAATCTCTTTGGTAGACCAATCAACCTTATCTAGTTCTGTTTTTAGTAGAACAAGACCGCCAATCAGACCGCCAACAGCAACAAGAGCCAAACCAAATGGGTTTAGGGCTATTGTGCCATTCAAAATGGCGGTGGATACGGTGACCAAATCTATAATTATTTTCAAAGCACCAAAGGCTTTGACCATTGCGTAAAGAGTCGCAATAAATCCAGCAAGCTGTGGGCCGTAGGTGACTAGGAAAGTAATACCATCAACGATGGTTTTGAAAAAGGCTTTCCAGTCCACAGAGTCAATAGCGGCTTTGAGTTGAGCGCCAAGAACAGGGATTAGATCTCTAACCGCCGGAAGAAGCGACTCAAGTGCTGGCAATACCGCCTGGCCTAGTTCAACTTGTAGGTTTTCAAGCTCTTTTGTAATGGTCTTGGTTGAGTTGCCGAAAGTATCTGCATACTTTAGGTAGTCACCTTGCTGAACATTGGTTTGCTTGAGGATAAGGCTGTAAGAAGCAAGCATCTTCTGTTGTGCGCTTAGAGCGCCAGAACCGTCATAAATCTTCATTGCCAATGCTTCAGCACGAAGCGAAGCATCATCTAGGAACACACCAAACTTGCGAAGAGGCTCTGCCTGACCTTGTAGACCTGACTGGATGGCGGCTAGGGCTTCTTCAGTTGGCACATCGTTGAACGAACCTAGATCACCAGCGAGCTGAACAAGTGTTGTTGAAAAGTCAGCAGCAGAGGAAGCACTTAGGCCAGCCTTTGTTGCAAATAGGCCAAAGACCTTTGAGGCTTGTAGTGCCTCAGTCTGGGATAGACCTGCTGTTCTAGATGCTTCTTTAGCAAATGCTTGGACTGATTCGGCTGCTTTGCCAAATACCTGGCTAACACCCTCATACTCGGCAGCGAAGTTTGAAGCTGATTTGATTGCTGATACTAGACCTGTGGTTGCAGCAGCAATACCGCCAATAACGGCCACATCAAGGGCGCGACTAATGTTACGGCCAACATTGGCGAGTTCTCGCTGTGCTGCCTTGATTCCCCTGCTATCAAACTGGGTGACAATATTGACTTTGATTGCCATTAGATACGATCCAACTTTCGGTTGATTTTAGAAGCAGCAACATCTAGAGAGCGTAGAACACCAGCCTGAACCGCTGGGAATACATCTTCAACTGCTGGATACACATAGCGTGAGCCTTTGCCACCACCAGGCAAGTTCTCAATCATTCTTTGACCTTGCCCATTTAGGTTGTGCTGTCTAACACCGTTTTTGTAAGCATAAGGGCGAGTGCGTGTCTTTGGTCTACGACCTCTGCCAGAGCCTCTACCAGCCATATCTACTAGCTCTAGGCCATACCTGTTGCCAGTAGACATAACTTCAATTTGAACCAGTTTTGCTGTTTGACCCATCATAAATGATGTTCCAGAAGGGGTAACTCTAGGGGTAATCTTTACAGGCCCATAAGAGGAGCGACCTGAGTGTTCCATACCACTTAGAGGTGCAAATCTAGGAATTACGCGGTCAATAGCGGTGATTGCTGGCTGAACAATGCTTTTGATGTCATTGACTAATTCGGCATAGATTTCTGGCTGAACCCTCTTTAGTTCATAAAGGGTTTCTTTTACACCCAGGAGTCTTACCGCTTCAGCCATATGTCTATTCTACCGCCGTTATGAAATTGTGATTTTTATTATTGCTTGCCAACTAGATACAATGCTACAATCGGGTTATTACTCAGAAAGGGAAAAAATGAGTGCAATGAGCGATTTAGACATTCAGTATCGAATGATTATTGCTGAGTATCAAGAACACAAAGATAAGAAGCAAATTGAACGGCTGATTTGGAAAACATTTGCTCCTATTCATTTAGATTTGGCTGAAACTCTATTACAGCGATATAGAAACGATGCTGCTTTAGAAATTAGCAATGGAATAAGTAGTTATGAGCAATTACAGAGCCGTCAAAAACAGATGGGCTACCTGGTATAAGAAAACCCCCGATGCGTAGTCGGGGGTCTTTCTATTTGTTCATTTGTTGCGAGCGGTAAACAAGGTATCTACCCATTGTCCAGAGCATACGATCAGACTCTTGTAAAAGAACCGATGGTGCTATTCCAGTTTCAACAGCGAGGCTTGCGATATACCAATGCGAAGATTGGTCACCAAGCCCTGTTATTTTGGGTCTAGCTCGCTTGCGCCAACAGACTCAACGGTTTCAGTCCAAGCATCGAACTCTAGGGCTGTTGCCTTAGTGCGCTTTTCAGAAGCCCAAGCCAAGAATAGAAGGTGAGTGATTCTCACATCTTCCTGGATACGAGCTACTGAGATGTTGAACTTATCCTCAAACTTTACTAAGTCGCTTGCGCCACAAGTAATTTCTTTTGAGTTTCCGTCAAGGAAAAGGATGCGTAGGTTGATTTTCATTTTTTATCCTTATTATTTAGTTGTTATGCAGTTGCGCGAGATACAGCGCCAACAGTTGGGAAAGTTACATCGAAAGTAGCAAGGTCACCAACAGCACCAGCAATAGGTGTGTACTGAGATACTAGAACTACTGCTGAGTAAGCAGGGTTAGTTGCTGATACGGTAGCAGAGCTTGAGCGAATGGTTACAGTCGCTTCAGTTCCGATTAGTGGGTAAAGCAAAGCATCTACTCCGCCAACACCAAAGTCCTGCTGGAAGTTTAGGGTTACAGAACCAGACTTTAGACCTGCTGCAACTTCACGCCATCCGGCTGAACCTAGAGAGGTCTTGTCTACTTCTTCAACGGTGATCTCAAGAGATGCACCTGATAGGGCTGATGATACATCCGCTGTGCCGATTGACACATAACGGCTAGTTACAACAGTTTTTGCCATTGTTATTTTCCTTTTGTTTAGTCTGCTTGCACAGCGATATCGAATTCCGCGGCTAAATAAACATTCTCCGCGATGGTGACCGAGCCGTAGTTTCTCATGCCTGTAACTATTGTATCGTAGACAACACCGCCGAGGGTCTTATCTCCTTCAATGGCTACCCTAATGCTACTTGCTCCAGTTGGAGAACAGTAGGCATCAAGACTGTTTTGGCTAGTGCGTTCTGACACTCGCCCGACTACTACCATTACTGTGAAATTGTAGGTAGATAGTGCGTTGTTGAAAGCTCGGTGGTAACTCACCGTAGAGGGTGTGACAATCGCATAGGGTGGATTCACATTGTCAGGAATAGTTGCACCTGAGCGAAGTCCGGTAATTGTTGCCAGCCTGGTTGCCAGACCTGAGCGAATAGCAGAAATGCTGGCCACTATGCGAACTTCACAATCCTGTAAGTGTCTACCAACTGAGCCACATCTGGGTCGAGGCGAGATGACACGCGCATATATCCGAGATCGGGCGAGCTAAGAATTCCCAAGGGGCTATCCAGACGCTTAAAAATTCTTGAGGATTGAATAATGGTTGCTTGCTTGATTGCGGTAGGAATTGCTGACCAACCCCAAGTCGCTGTGACCTTTACCAAGCCCTCGCCACCCCAGATTGGGAAGGTGTAGTCACCTATTGCTCTGATGGCGTTGTAAGGCCAAGCAAGGCCGTCTACACGCCCATTTAGAGGCTCTAGTTGGTAGTCATCTGCTTGCCAAACAATGTCGTAAGTTCCATCGGCTGAAGAGTCAGAAGCGACCTCAGTAATAGTCACAGCATCGTCAATGTAGGTTAGGAAGTCATTGTCAGCTACAAAGTAGCGAGCAGCAGTTCCGGCATTGTAGAAAGACCTTGCACAATAACCATCTACCAGGCGAGAAGCAGACTCAATCGCCATCTCCAAAAGAGAATCGTCAATGGTATCGGTAATGCGAAGAGCAGCCTTGACCTCGGCTAAGGTTGCGTATCCGTTGGTGATTGCCATAACACTATTCTACCGCTCGAACCGCAAGCGACTCTTTATGTCTGTCGAGCTGATGCCTTGAGTATAAGGAATGTAGGCAAGACCAATGCCACGCTGATCTAGCCAATCTTGGTCAAAGCCCATCTGAGAGTAATAATCTTTCCTAGCCCAATCTGAGCCAATGACCACCAAATCAGGTCTAACTAAGTCAATAGCCAAACGGCTATCAGAGCCACCAAGATTGGGGACAACATCATCAACATAGCGGCAAGACAAGAGAACAGACTTCCGTTCCTCATAGTTCATCACCAATCCTTTTCCTTTATAGGCCTTGATAAATTCATCTGTATTTAGTGAAACAATTACTTCGCCATCTGACCCTGCAAGGGTTCGGCAACGCTCTAAGAATCTAGCGTGGCCTGAGTGGTAAAGGTCAAAAGACCCACCTGTATAAACCTTTAGTCCCATCGGTTAGCCCTTCTGACTGCCAGCGACCATTCGCCTTGACTGTAATCTTGTTCATTTGATTTCTTGTCAAATAACTTATGGTTTCGAGCATAACTAACAGCGTTCTTATCTTGGAAACCAGACTTTAGAGTGCTTGAGTTTTCGTGGTGAACCTTTGCCTGAATAGTTTTCTTAGGCACACCAGCCTGATCTACTCGGCGTTCAAGGTCATTGTCATCAAAATAGAGAGGGTAGAAGCGTTCGTCATACAAGCCAGCCTTTTCCACCATTCCCTCACCAAAAACAACCGCTGACCAAGCTGGCACGATGTCTAAGAAGTTGAGAGCCTCAGTATCTACATCTTCGCTAATTGCTTTTAGACTGCCAGGCTCAAACCAAGCATCATCATTTACCAGCACCCAGTAAGGCGCATAAGGCGTGGACTTGACAATGAGATTCCAAGCACCAACTAGACCTAAGCCAAAAGGAACTCGAATAAGCCAAAGGTTTTCCACCCATTCTGGCTTTACAGGATTCCAAGACTGAGTGCCAGAGTTATCCACAATGACTAAATGCTCAACTGGGTGGTCAATCGAGGCTAATAATCGCTCTGCAAGGTCAAATCGCTTGAGAGTGCAAAAGCCTAAGACTGGAATCATTTAGATTTAGCCAGCAAACGGTCAATGGTAGGAAGCCAGTATTTGTTCCATACGGTATCAACATCAAATTGCTTGGCGAAGTCCATAGCAATCTTGCTAGGCCCTCTATCTGCTTTGTATGCTTCCTCAAGGGCATTTACAATGCTAGGAATCAGAGGTGTTGTCCAAATTGCATCCTGACCAGCATCCCAGCTTGGCTGACCTTCAACAAGCCAAGAATCCTCAGCAACAAGGTCAGGGGTAGCCGCCCAATTAGATCCGATAACCCTAGTTCCACAGGCCTGAGCCTCAACTGTCGGAAGGCCAAAACCTTCTCCCAGCCCAGGTGCAAGCAAAACATCCATAGCCGAGTAGAGAGCTGCTAGATCTTGTTGGCTCATTCCATACTTGTAATCCACCATTGGTGGGAACATAACTGCTTCTTTAGGAATGTCAAAAGCCTGAAGCATCTTTATCAAGTTCCAGCCACCAGCAACTCCTAGAGGCTCGGTGTGCAAATACAAAACCGCATCTGGGTGTCGCTTGCGGAAGATAGAGAATCCTAAAAGATTTTCTGAAAACGATTTCCGGTGAAGTAGGCCACTTGATTTGTTAGCGGCGTTCATACCGACAACAAATTCATCTGTTAGACCCATGTAGGCTCGAACATCCTCGCCCTGAATCTTGGCAGTTGGTTTGAAAATCTTTGTGTCAATGCCATGAGGAACATACTCACACTCGATGCCTTTGGCTTCCATAGCTCGAACACCATTTGGGGCCATGGCGATAGGAGTCACATTCTCTTTGCGAACCCAAGCCTCAACACTTGGAGTTAGTTCAGCGTGGTCTACTGGAGTCCAAGAGCCAATGTTGATGTTGTCCCAAGCCTTACCCTTTAGAACCCACACATCATAAAGAGTGATTAGAGTGTCAGGCTGGTTAGGGTTTTTAGACTTCCAATGAGCGTGGTGCATTGGTGCGACATCGTTTGAGTAAGGATCAAGGCCTCTAGGGTAGTGAGGAATCTCACCATAAGGAGTTTTGTAAGTGCCTATTGAACCTTCAAGACCATAGTTAGAAGAAGCAGCAACATCAGCACCATCTCGCTTGAGGCGGTCTACCAAGTATTGAGCTTGCTGACCATAGCCAGTTGTTTGACCTGGCGAATTAGACCAAACAGTAAAAGTGCCTTTTATTTTCTTAGCCATTTAGACCCTTTCCGTAGTATCCTTATACTATAAGAAAAACCCCTGCGATGCGGAAACATCCAGGGGCATGACCGGACACATGGAGGTTTATCCGATATGACTAATACTAAGGCTTGCTCTCGATGCAAGCAAGTTCTGCCTGTTGAGGCATTTTGTGTTAAATCATCTTCTATATCTGGCAGGGCATCGGCTTGTAAATCATGCACATCTGCTCTTAGGTCAGATGTTAGCCAAGAGAGGCGAGATTTGCGAAATTATCGCAAGCGTCAATGGGCATTGAATAATCCGGAAAAAATCAAGCTAATAAATCGCAACTCCTACCAGAGAAGTCCTGAGCAATTTATTAATAACGCGCACAACCGTTATGCCAAAATAAAAAATGTGGATAGGCGAACTGTGACTAAAAAGGAACTAAGACGCATTCAACAAATGCCTTGTATTTATTGTGGATCAAGAAAACTCATTGAGATTGACCACATTATTCCAATTGCTAGGGGTGGCCGTCATGCAATTGGTAATCTTGCTCCAGCCTGTCGCGCGTGTAATCGAAATAAGACTGATTATTTAGTTATGGAATGGAAGTTAAAAAGACAGGGCCGGTAGCCTACGCACTACCGACCCTGCCAGCTTAGTTTCCTAAGTGGGGCTAGTTATTAACTAGCTCCCCCTTTGAAGAACCCGATGTGGCTTGCGTGTGTTAGTCCACCGTCAAGACGCATAGTTCCTCGGAAGGTTGTTGTGTCTGCGTTGAATGCATAGTCTGCTGAAGTAGCAACCTGGATTCCACCA